TGGGGGGCATATTTTTCAGCAAGTTTACACCAAATGAAACGCGGCCCAAAACCCAAACCGACCGCCCAGCTAAAGTTGGCGGGCACCTTCCAGGCGAGCCGGCGCGTCGAGCAGGAGGCGCTGCCGGCAGCAGAGAGTCTGCGTCCGGGACAGACTCTTTCCGCGCGTGCTAGGCGCGCATGGGATGCCACAGCGCCGATGCTGGCTGACAACGGGATTCTGTCTGAGCAGGATAAGCGTGCGCTAGCGTGCTATTGCGAGGCGTGGGCGAGGTGGGTGGAGGCCAGAAACACAATCGCCACCACCGGGATGTGGTACACCGCAGCGAGCGGAAACATCCTGAAGCACCCGGCGGTCCCGATTATGGAAACCGCCGCCACCGAGATGCTGCGGTGGTCTGAACAGTTCGGGCTCACGCCGTCGGCGCGGACACGGATACCACGTAAGGAAAAGACGCGGACCCCGGCTGAACGATTGAGGGCGGAACTAGATGGCGGCGCCTGACGCACACGACGACGGGCAGCGCGTGCTGGACTTCTGCGCCAGGTACCTAGTGCACGTCCAGGGCAGGTTGTCGGGCAAACCGTTCACCCTGGAACCCTGGCAGGCGGAGATCACGCGCAAGATCTTCGGTGCCAAGCGCGCGAACGGCACGCGCCAGTACCGCGAGGCCCTGGTGGCGATTCCGCGCAAAAACGGCAAGACGACGATGGGTGCGGCGTGGGCGTTGGCCATGCTGGTGCTCGACAACGAGCCGGGTGGTCAAATCTTCAGCGCCGCAGCAGACAAGGACCAGGCCCGGCTCTGCTTCCACATTGCGAAGGAAATGGTTGGTCGGTCCGAACTGCTCAGTCAGATTCTCCAGGTTTATAAGGATGCCATCGTCTACGACGAGATCGGCGCGGCGTATAAGCCGATCAGCGCCGACGCCTTCACGAAGCATGGACTGAACCCATCCGGGGTGATCTTCGACGAACTGCACGCCCAGAAAACACGCGAACTGTACGACGTCCTGCAGACCGGCATGGGTGCCCGATCGCAGCCGCTGATGGTGTCCATTACCACCGCGGGATGGGACCGGGAAAGTATCTGCGCTAAGGTGTGGGATTACGCGAACCAGGTGGACGACGGACAGATCGACGACGCGGCGTTTTTCCCTGCCATATGGCAGGCAGAGGACGACGCAGACTGGACAGATGAGCGGGTCTGGCGTCAGGCAAACCCGAACCTGGGCACAAGCGTTAGCGTCGAGTTCCTGCAGCGAGAATGTGAGAAGGCAAGGCAGGACACAGCCTACGAAAACACGTTCCGCCAGCTCTACTTGAACCAATGGACAGAGCAGGCCGTTCGTTACCTGCCCATGATGGACTACGACGCCCAGGCCGAGCTACTGCCCGAACTCGAGGGTCGCGAGTGCTACATGGGCGTTGACCTGTCGGCCACGATCGACCTGACGGCGTGGGTGTTGTGTTTCCCGCTCGAAGATGACGTGGTGGCGCTGCTGCCGGCGGCCTATATCCCTTCGGGACGCATGGGTGCGCGCGAGCGACGTGACCGCGTCCCATACGGGGCCTGGGTGCGGGATGAATTGATCACCGCCACCGATGGCATGTCGATCGACTACGAGCGGGTGCTGTCCGACATCCAGGAAGCGTGCCAGACCTACGACGTGAAGGCGATTGCGGTGGATCGGTGGAACAGCACCCACTTACAGCAGCGGCTCATGGCCGACGGCGCCAACGTCGTGCAACACGGGCAGGGCTTTCGCGATATGGCCGACCCGACGAAACAGTTGCAGCGCCTGATTGTGGAGCACAAGCTGATTCACGGGAATAACCCGGTCCTGCGCTGGAATATGGCAAATCTAGTTGTTGAGCGTGACGCGGCTGGGAACGTCAAACCCTCCAAGAAGGCGAGCACGGAGAAGATTGACGTGGCAGTGGCGGCAATCATGGCGATAGGCATTTGGCAGGCTGAGGCGCTGACCGCTGCAGGATATTACGACACGCATGACCTGGTGGAATTCTCATGGTAAGTCTCCGAGGCATATGGCAGGGCATCGTTGAGCGGCGCCGGGATTCCAGACCGACGCAGCCGTCAGGGCGGCAGCCGATATGGGTGCCGCAACTGTCGGGGGTATACGTTGATGAGCAGACGGCGCTACAGTATTCAGCCGTCTACGCGTGCGTGCGCTATATTTCCGAGACGGTCGCGTGCCTGCCGTGGCGGCTCATGCGCCGCCGCGCCGATGGCGGTGCCGACGTGGAAACCGATAGCGACCTGCACTGGATGATTTTTCAGTCACCCAATGGCGAGATGTCGGCCTACGATTTCAAGCGAACGCTGGAGGCACACCGTCAGACGTGGGGAAACGGATACGCCGAAATCGTTCGGGACGGGTCAATGCGAGCCCGAGAGCTGTGGCCGATCACACCCGACCGGGTCACTCCGAAACGCGCCGACAGCGGCGAGCTGGTCTACGAGATTTCCAACGGCACATCAGAGTCCACTATTCTCCCAGGGCGTGACGTGTTCCACCTGCGCGGACTGGGGTACGACGGCCTGGTGGGCTACAGCCCGATCGCCATGGCGCGTCAGGCGGTCGGCCTGGGAATAGCCACGGAGCAGTTCGGTGCGACGTGGTTCGGCAACGGCAGCCACGGCAGCGGCGTGCTGGAGAGTCCCACGCCGCTGTCGCCCGACCGGGTCGAGGCGCTGCGTCGGCAATTCGAGGGGCAGCACCGAGGACCGAAAAACGCCAACCGGGTGGTCCTGCTGGAGAACGGCACCCAGTACAAACAGGTCTCCGTACCGCCTGACGACGCCCAGTTCCTGCAGACGCGCCAGTTCCAGGTGACCGACATATGCCGGTGGTATCGGGTGCCGCCGCACAAGGTCGCGCAACTGGACCGCGCCACGTTTTCCAACATTGAGCACCAGAGCATCGAGGCGGTGCAGGAGGCAATCCTTCCAAACGTCCACGGGTGGGAGTCGGAGGCGCAGCGAAAGCTGATCGGTCGTCCCGCCAACCGGAAGCTCTTCACCCGGCTCAGCGTCCAGGCGCTGCTGCGCGGGGATCAGCAGGGGCGTGCCGCCTACTACCATCAGATGTGGCAGATGGGCGTAATGTCGGTAAACGAGATACGGAAGCTGGAGGATCTAAACCCGATCGACAACGGTGACGAGCACCTGGTGCAGATGAACATTACAACACTGGAGGACGCGTCCGAAGGGACTAACACCACGGACCCCCCGGCGGCGCCGCCAGCGTCACCAGAGCCGGACGGCGAAGATCGGACTGCGACGTTTCGGGTGGCCATGCTCGAGCCCATATCGGAGGCGCTGCAGCGTCTGCTGCGCAAGGAGGGCAGAGCCATGGCGCAGGCATCCAGTAGAGGCAAGCTGACGGCGAAGCGCGATACGTTCTACGAGCTGCACGAGGCCGACGTCGCTGACGCGATACGGCCGCTGGCAATGGCGCTGGCGCGGTGCATCCGGGGCGGGACGGTCACTGAGGCCGACGCCAGGCTGATGGGGGCAGTGTGCAGCGACTACGCAGCCGATCACGTGGCGACCAGCACCACCGACCTGGAGGGTGCGGGCGATATCGAGGGCCTCGCAGACCTGTGGTGCGCCGAGCGGGCGCCGGAGGCGGCGTGCGACATCACAAACCGGGTATCGAAAATGCTTTTGGAAGGGTCTACGGATGATTGACTCCACGCGGGAAATCCGCAGCGCCACGGTCGCCGAGCTGCGAGCCGGCGGCGGCGAGCTGCCGGTTCTGGAGGGGTACGCTGCAGTGTTCGACGAGCCGAGCCAACCCATCGGTGGTTTTTTCGTCGAGCATATCGAGCCGGGCGCCTTCAGTCGTGCCCTCACGACAGCCCCAGACGTGCGGGCGCTGGTCGATCACGACCCCAGCAGGATTTTGGGTCGCACCACGTCGGGCACGCTATCACTGAAGGAGGACCGGCACGGACTGCTGGCGACAATTCAGCCGCCCGACACGTCAACGGGGCGCGACATCGTCGAAAGCGTGCGCCGGGGTGACGTGTCGCAGATGTCCTTCGCCTTCGGCGTGGCTGAGGGCGGGCAGCGGTGGGAAAGCCGAGAAGACGGCGACCATAGGTTTTTGTCAGACCTGGACCTGTTTGACGTGTCGGTCGTGACCTATCCCGCATATGAATCCACCGAGGTCAGCACACGAACGCTCGAAGAGTGGAACACGCACCAGGGTCATCGGATGAATGCGCAGGTGCGCGAGGTGCTGGCTGGCCAAAAAAAACACCTAGACCGATTTGGATATAACGACCCCGCGCGTAGACTATAGACAGACAATCCAGCCCACTGTCCTGCAGTGACGCGGCGGCCCAGCCCGCCCGCACCGTATGGGCACGACGACGGCACGCTTCTGCTCAGTCAGGCTCGCACCGTCATACCTGAATTCACGGGTATGTCGGTGCGTTTTTTATTGGGCAGCGGACCGACAGCAATTGCTAAGGGTCCGACAATGACCGTCGAAAAGCTTAGGGAATCACAGCAGGCGTCCCACGACAACGCCACAGCGATTGTCGCGGCAGCCGATGCCGAAGGGCGCCAACTCAACAATGACGAAATCGCCCGCGTGAAGGGCTACACCGAAGAATTTACCAGTCTTGCACAGCAGATTGAACAGCGGCAGCAGTTGGAGACGCAGACGCAGACGCTGGCTGAGCCCGCCGAGCGGCGCACGTCACAGACTGAACCCAGCACCGAGCCTGCGGGCCTGAGCCGGATAACCGGCGGAACATTCCGTAATGACGACCGGGGGATGTGGGGATTCCGTGACATGGGCGAATATGGCAAGGCCGTCGCCCATGCGTCCCGCCCAGGCGCGCAGATAGACCAGCGTCTGCTGACCGAGCAGCGGGCCGACCCGGACGGTGCCAATGAGGGTATGGACTCGGAGGGTGGATTCGCGGTGCCGCCTGATGCCCGACGGACAATCAACGAGCTGATCAGGGGCGAGGATTCGCTGCTGGGTCGGTGCGACGAAATCCCAGTCGAATCCAACCGACTGACCGTCCCGACGGACGAAAGCGCACCGTGGGGCAGCACGGGCATCCAGGCATACTGGGACGCGGAGCAGACGCAAGCGACCCAGTCGAAGCCGGTGCTCCAGGAAGTGGGCGTGGACCTGTACAAGCTCCGTGCGCTGGCGCCCGCGACCGACGAGCTGCTCGCCGACAATAGTGCGATGTCGGCGTATCTGAACCGCAAACTTCCCGAGGTGATCACCTACAAGGTCAACGAGGCGATCATTGCGGGAACGGGTGCTGGTCAACCGTTGGGATTGATCAATAGCGGCGCCGCCGTGTCCGTGGCGAAGGTCGGCAGCCAGGTGGCTGACACCGTCGTGGGCCAGAATATTCTCGACATGTGGTCACGCATGTGGGGTCCGAGCCGCGCCAATGCCGTCTGGCTGGTAAATCAGGACACCGAGGTCCAGCTCAATACGCTGATGAAGGTCGGCAAATTGGACACGGGCGCCGCTGACAGCGGCTGGGGTATCTCGCTGTATACGCCACCTGGCGGTTTGAGCCAGGCCCCGTACGGCACGCTGATGGGACGACCTGTCATCCCGCAGCAGGCGTGCAAGACGGTAGGCGACGTGGGCGACGTGATCCTGGTGGATCTGAAGCAATACCTGGCAACGACCAAGGGCGGCGGCATCACGATGTCGTCGAGCATCCACCTGTGGTTCGACTGGGATGTGACCGCCTTTAAGGCTGTCGTGCGTATGGGTGGACAGCCGTGGTGGAGCGCCGCTGTGTCGCCGAAGAACGGCAGCAACACGCTGTCGCCAATTGTCACTATTGCAGCTAGAGCGTAGGCGGTAGGGTTACGGGGTCACGGGTCCGGGGCGGCGCGGGTGGCGCCCCGGACCCATTCAGCACAGACAAAAAACAGGATCACTCAGATGGCATTTGTCGAAAACACGCAGATCGTTAGCGCATTCGCGCCTGTGGACATGAGCGCCGCAGCTAATGACGGGGATTGGTTCAACTGCGCCAACTACCAGCGGGTCGTGGTGCTGTTCGTCAAGGGTGCAGGCACAGCGGGAGACGATCCCACGTTGACCATCACCCAGGCGTCAGATAATTCTGGCACAGGCGAGAAGGCGCTGACTTTTACTGATATCTGGTACAAACAAGACACGTCGCTGGCAGCGACTGCGACGTTCACGCATACCACGCAAACCGCCGCGTCCAGCTATACCGACGCGACTAGCGCTGAGGACCAGGCTATCTGGGTCCTCGAATTCAGCACCGACGAACTCGACGTGGCCGGCGGCTTCACGCACATTCAGGCATCCGTTGGTGATGTCGGAACCAACGCCCAACTGGGCTGCGCGATTTATATTGGACTGGACGCTCGCTACGGGGCGCCGTCAGGTTCTGCTCAGTCGGCTATTGATTGACTATTTAGCTCTCTTTTCTCCACTCGGCCCCGCCGGAATCCACGCCGGCGGGGTCTTTTCGGGTAATGCATATGAGAATTACATTCACGCACAGCGCGGAACCGGGCAGTGGCGGCGAGCAGTTTGCCGTGGGCGAGACGTATGACCTGCCCGACGAAAGCGCCTACCGGTGGATGCGGCGAAACGTCGCAGTGGCGGCAGAGGCGGAAACCGCCGACGCGCCGCCGAAACGGCGACGGGGACGACCGAAAAAAAACGCAGATTCAGAGGTGAGCGATGGGTCTGACGCAATCAGCTAAGCCTAGCGGCGAGCCGGTGACGCTGGAACAGTTCAAGGGTCACGCACGCATCGACGGCGACGACGCCAACGAGGGCGCGCTGCGTCAGCTACGTGGTGCAACGGAGGAAGTGCAGCGACTGACGGCGTTGCAGCTACTCAATGCCACCTGGGTCTATACGTTCGACGCATTCCCGATCGACGCGGGTGGCAGGATTTGGATGCCCAAGGCGCCGCTTTCGAGCGTTTCCAGCATCACGTACCTGGATTCCGACGGCGACAGCCAGACCGTCGCCGCCAGCGTTTACCAGCTCGTGACCAGTGAAACGCCCGGCAGCGTGGTGCTGCAGTACGGGCAGACCTGGCCGACCGCCCGAACGGATACGGAGGCGGTGACCGTCACGTTCGTCGCAGGGTACGGCACCGATCAGGCGCAGGTGCCTGACATGGCGCAAAACGCTGTGCTGGCGCTTGCCACCTATAGATGGTGGAACCCCGGCGCCGCCGATATTCCAGATGACGTTATGTCGGCCATTAGACAGCTACAGGTATATCCACGGGAACCGGTCCTCAATGGCTGACCATTCGATCACCGCGAGCGACGTAAAGCCGAGGGCAGGCGCAGAATACGTTCTGGCCCAGGGCATCGCTGGTGGCACTATCACCGCCGGTCAGCCGCTGTATCAGGATGCGACCGATAGCGGCGACCTGAAGGCGGCGGTGAATAGCGCCGCCGCCACTGCAGCGGTCGTGGGTATTGCGCTGAGCAACGCAGCAGACCAGCAGCCGGTGCGCTACCTGGTGCGCGGCAGCCTGACCGTCACGGGCAATCTGACCGTCGCGCGGGCCTATTACGTGAGCCCCAACCCCGGCGGCATTTGCCTGGAGGCCGACGTTGCCAGTGCCGACTTTGCCACTGTGCTGGGCGTGGCCACCAACGCCACAACGCTGGAGGTGAATATCCAGGCTTCGGGGGTGTCCGTTGCCTAAAACGACGCTTCCATGCGACACAATGCGGCACCGTGCGATGCTGCTAACGGCAGAGGAAACGCCCGATGGATACGGGCATCCACAGCGGAACTGGGTGCAGGACGGCGGCCTTCGGTGGGTGAGTATTAAGGCATTGAGACCCACCGGGGCGTTTGCAGCGGCGCAGGCACAGACGAATGAGACCCACACGATCCGCATGTCGTGGAGCATGAGGGGACCTACCACGAGGCACAGAATCATGCTGCCGGCGTCGGGGCGCACGTTTTCAATAACGCGCGTAATCGACGTGGACGAGCGTCACATGGTGCACGAGTGCTGGGCAACGGAACGGACTGATGGCACAAGCCTCGTCTAGCATCAGACTGGAGCTGGACGGCGTTGAAGAACTGCTGAAGACGCTGTCCATCCTGCAGGATAAAGTCGCGAAGCGCGTGCTGGCGAAGGCTATGGGCGTGGCCCTGCGACCACTCCGCAAAGCAGCCAGACTGCGAGCGCCCACGCAGACAGGGCTGCTGAAGATATCCATCGGGAACGTGGTTCGAAAATACAAGCGAGCGGGTAGCTCGACGGTCGTAGGCGTCTGTGGTCCGCGTCGCAATGTCGGCGGCAAGGCAGCGGCAAAAATACGCGGCGCAGCGGGTAACGCCAAACGTGAGCCCGCGAACTATGCCCACCTGGTCGAGTTTGGGACCGTATCGCACACCATACGACCCAGCCGCGGCAAAAAAGCGGTAACGGTCGATGGGAAGCCGTACAGCGTGGTGGATGTGCACGGGGTGAGGGCTCGCCCGTTCATGCGCCCAGCGTGGGCTGCGGCGAAACAAGACGTACAACGAACACTAGAGGACGAGGTTGGGAATGGAATAGTAGAGGAAGCAAAAAAGGCTGCCGCCAACAACCAATCCATCACGAAAGCCGGGGGTGCGGCAGTATGAGCCTGGCCACGGAGCTGCACGACTACCTGAGGCGACGCAAGGACCTGGCTGCGCTCGTGACCGGCCAGATCTTCGTGGCGTCGGTGCCGCAGGGCGTGAACCTGCCCACCGTGGTGCTGACGCAGATCAGTTTGAACTCAGACCACCATATGACTGCAGCGTCGGGCTTGTACGAGGCAGGCTATCAGATAGACGGATATGCCAACCACGTGTCCCTCGCTGACGAAATCGCAGAACAGGTGCGACTGTCCGTGGATGGATTGCGGACGGAGGAATTTGACACTGTCACGCTCGACGCCGTGCAAATGGACGGTGACAGGATGGAAGTGTTAGACACCAGGACAGGCGAGGACGAGCAGACGCACAGACGCAGTGTAGACATCACGATTTGGTACCGGGACGTTGTTCCCACATTCCCAGCACCATAGGAGCAGCACGACATGGCAACGACAACTGGTCACGGCACGACCCTGACGCTAGGTACGACTGGCGCACTGATCACAGAAATCAATGACGTCAGTTGGGGCGACATGACGCGCAACGCGGTCGAGACGACCAACATGTCCACCAGCGATCACCGCACATTCATCCCGCACCCGCTCAGCGATCGCGGCAGCTTGACGGTGGAGGCTAACCTCGACGATCAGGCCGAGGGCTGGGCTGATCTGATCGACGCAGACGCGGAAACGATCACAGTGACATTCCCCAGTGGAACACTCTGGACCTGCAGTGGGTTTCTACGTGACGCAAGCTTCAGTGTGCCGCTTGAGGACAAAATGACAGCGTCACTCACCTTCAAATTCACAGGGAATATTTCCGTATCATGATAGACGTAGACGCTTGGATGAATGACGACGGCGGCGACTGTGTCGAGGTCGAAGGACTCGGGACGGTGGCAATCCGTCCCATGACCGCCGCCGAGATTGACAGTTGCCAGAAGAAGGGCAAAGCCAAAGCTGCCGCGCTGAAGTGTGACGACAATACCGCGACGACTCTAGAGATGATTGCGCTAACCGTCAGTCATCCCGACACGGGAAAGCCGCTATTCCCAGATGGGGCGGGTAGTTTGATGCGGGTGCCGATGGTGCGTCTGGCACCGCTGATTGAGGCGGTGTCGGCGTGCAACGGATTCGGTGAGGACGTGGAGACTTTGGCGGGAAAATCGCCGGGGACGGAGAGCGTCTGATGTGGCTGCGCGTCGCACAGTGGCTGCACTGCACACCCAGCGAGGCGAGGCGACGCTGCACCGTGCGAGATTTCCAGGAAATCACCGCCATGTGGTTGATTGACCCGTGGACGTTGCGACGGGTGGATTCAGCGGGGGCGATTGTGGCGGCGACCGTCGCCAGCACAATGACGCGCAAGAACTACACGCCCGACAGGTTTATGCCGACATTCTTGAAAGCCAAACTGACCGATGGGGAACTTGAGGGGAAGTTTCGCGCGTTTGCGAGGCAACACAACGCGATGAACAACGCAGGGGGGCGCGGACATGGCACGTAGAGCGGTAATCGGGCGGCTCGCTGCAGTGCTAAGCCTGAACAACAAGGGTTTCAACCAGGGCATAGCCAGCAGTAAAAAACGGCTGGGCATGTTGAAGGTGGGAGCCGTTGCTGCCGCCGGTGCCGTCGTGGCGTTGGGCACGGCAGCCGTCGCTACTGCCGTCAGCCTGGGGCGCATGGTGGTGGGCACCATCCGATCACTGGATGCATCGGTCAAACTATCAGATCGCCTAGGGCTCAGTGTAACGAAGCTCATGGGCCTACAGACGGCGGCACGCCTGGCGGGCGTGGAAACCAACGTCCTGGGCATGAGCCTGCAACGCCTGACGCGACGACTGGCGGAGGCCGGAACGCTAGGCAAGGGCGAAGCGGTCACGGCACTAGAACGTTTGGGATTGGATGCGAAGGAACTGATGAAGTTGTCGCCCGACAGGCAACTTCAGGCAATTGCCAGGGCTATGGGCGACATCCAGCACCGAGGAGAACAAGTTCTGCTGAGTCAGAAGTTGTTCGATTCAGAGGGTGTGGCCATGCTGCAACTGCTGGATATGGGCGCGAGTAAGTTAGAGAAGGTCGTGTCCATGTCCCAGAAAACAGGGCAAGCTATCGGGCAAGGTGGCGGCAAGGCCATCGCGGCGGCGGCTGAGAATCTGGACATGGCATGGGTGGCAATTGAGGGCGTGAAAAATACGCTGGCGGTCGCCATGGCGCCGATAGTGGAAGCGGTCGCGGGGCAATTCGCGGCGTGGGTGGGGAATGGAGATAAAGTAAAAAAAATCATCGGGGACATAGCCATCAGCATGGCGAAGATAGTGGACTGGGCGGGCAATCTTTTCAAACGCTTTTCAGACTGGGCTACGCTGGCAATCAAGACGATTCGAATCATTCGCGGATTGTCTCCAATTGGCATATCAATGCACACCGCTAACGCCATAAAAACGGGAGACTTTAGCGATCCCACCGGCATTGGTGGAGACGTTGGTGATATTCTCGACATACTGGGCCAGACGGAATACCAGAGGCGAGGCGGCAGCAACAACAGCAACGACGCGGAACGGTGGACGCGGGAGCTGTTGCGAGAGATAGCAGACAACACGGGTAACACCGGGATGGCGTACTGATGGCCTTTACAGTCACGCAAAATATAATTGAGGGCATGAGTGCGTCGGAAAGCAACGGCGCAGTAGAGACGCACACATCCAGCTATATTGTGAAGGGATTGCCTGAAGATTTTGGGACGAACAACCCAGGGCAGAAGCTATTGACTAGCGTTGCTGCAGTGAATGCAGGTCTTCCAGCACCAGGGTCGCCCATGACCGATGACGACGACGAGACGCTGCACGTGGTGAATCGCACGGTGGCCATGCAGGCGCCGACAATGGCTACCGTGCAGGTTACGTGGCAGGCGTTCGATAATACGCTAAACGGCGCCGCGTTGGTTAATTCGGGGCAGAGTGGAACCAGTCTCAAATCCCTAACCACCACATCTGATGCGGCGGGTCAGCCGCTAGAGGTGGAGCACGGTAGCGTCACGCTGGTGGGGCAGGTTAGTGTGGTGAACCCCGAACTCACGTACAAACGGACCGTGCTACTTACGCTTCCACAGAACACGCATCCACAGATGCTGTCCATGCATTACGTGGCGCGCGTAAATTCGTCGTCGTGGTTCGGACTGCCTAAATCACACTGGATGTGCATAGGATGCACTCCGCGCGTCGTGAACATGTGGAAACCGTGGCCTTTTCGGGTAGCGTTCGACTTTTCATTTGCGGGGTGTCTGCAGGTCGGTGGGTGGAGCCCGTTGGTCGAATGGAAGGACCCGGTATCCGGGCTGCCACCGGAAGGATTGACCGATTCGGGACGGAAGCGGATTGACTGGTATCAGGGGCAGAACTTCAACATTGAGCCGCAGACGATAGCGGACGCACTCTAGGGGTCCAAAATGGCAACCGTATTCGACGATGATGTAGTTTTCAATGGGTCTATAAACGCGGCCAATGCGACGACAATGACGCACAAGGCGGCGAGCGTGACAAATGGAGATATCCAGGCGGCGGCGGGCATCGACTACGACAAACTGGACCACCTGGTCGAGATCCCGGTGACATTCGGATTCGCCAGCGGCGACACGCCCACCACGAAGACGGTTCCGGTCGCGGTGGTCGGGGGCACGGGTACGATCCGCTATGTCAAGGCCTGGTTGAAGGACACCGGCAGCAGCACGAACATCTCGTTTGATCTGCACAAGGGGGCAGCCGGCGGAGCCAGCAGCACTGTCCTGTCTGCGGCGATTCCACTGCAAAACACCGACGCCGACGCCACGCCGAAAAACGGCACGCTGAGCAGCAGCTCGTTGGCCGACGAGGATTACTTAGAGGCGGTCATGACGGTGACGAGCAGCACGGGTGCGACCGGCCCAATGATGGTGATCGGCTACAGCTACGAAGGCACGCCGAGCTAATGACTGCGGGACTTCCTAACCACATGCGAGGGTTCCAGGCGCACAGTGGCCTGGTCGTCGTTCAGATCACCGAAAAGACTGAAGTGTCCACATCTAACGACGACGACGGGAACCCTACGCAGTGGACATATCGGGCGAAGCGGGTGCTGAAGACCGCGAGCGGATACGCCGGCTGGGTGTCAGCGGACACACAACGCGGGGCGCCGGAGCTGCAAACCTACAACTTTCGTGAATACCTAAACGATGGGGACGGGCGCCAGGGTAACGGGGTCAACCACGACGGTACCGACTATCCAGTCGGGTTCAAAATGCAGTCCCTCGAGGTCGGGGGAATATATCCAGGCATACAGGTCGTGGCGCCTGATGGCAGTGGGGGTTCCGTTGTGGAGTATTGGGTGTGGCAGGCTAACGGCGAGGACGGGACCTGTACCTGATGGCCACTTGGCACCAGAACTGCTGTTGTAGCACGCCTCCAGTCACTGAGACCTGCTCCGGATGCAACGACACGGGCGCAGATTGCCAGGGCGAGGACAGTATAGCGTGCTATTGGGAGGTCACCCTGGAGGGTCTGACGCCGAACGAGATCTATTGCACAGAGGTGCAAAGGTGCGCCGGATCTACTCCGCATCCGGGGTCAATCACCTGCAGACATTGTGACCCTCCAGGTAATCACCCAGGCTTCTATCCCATCAAGGACATCAACGGCGCATACATTATGCCCGGAAATTTCGGCCCAGGGTGCTGTGACGCGGAACTGCTGACCGACCTGTACGAAGACGACGACTGGTATAAGTGCGGAGCCACAACATCTGGTCCCTCTGACACAGGTTTGTATATTCTAAAATCCTTTACGGACACCAGCGCAGACCCCACCTATCCAGGTCCCACTGGTCACAAAATCGTGTTGTGGATACACAACGAGTCGCCCTGGGGATGTCGCGAGGAGGAGTGTCACTGGTGTCGCCCAAATGCATTCCGCGCGATCAATGACACGTTCGATTGCTTCGGTCGCAACGTGTTCGTCAATGAAATCACCAGTGGCGAGGCGTGGGAAAATGATTGCGGGCCTGGGCTGCCCACCTATACGATCCCCTGGTACTACGGTGGGAAAATAACAATGCGAGCTATCGACCCATAATGGGCATCGACTGGTCACGCTATCGGAACGGCGCCGCTGCGAAGGCGGCGTACGAGGCAGCAAAGGCTGGTGCCGCTGGCGCTGTGGGCCTCGCAACGTCCACGCTGGGGATCAACCGCGCCCCGGACGACGTGATCGACACGCGACGCGATCTATGCATGCAGTGTGGACATATGCACGGGTGTCTAGGCGAACGCGTGCATTGTTGCGGCAAACTGAGTGATTTTAAGGACCCGTCCACGCCGACATGCGGGTGCGTCATTGAGGCAAAAATCAAGCTAGCGACCACATCCTGCCCAGTCGGACGGTGGAGTCGGAGCCAAAAACGCGCAATCTAGACTGCGCCGCAAAGTCAGTATAACCACCGGATTTGGAGCAAGTCGTGCAAAATCAGACGATAAACCGTTGACACGTCAGAGGCGTGGCCGATAGGCTCACAGTTAGACGAGCGCGGACACAGGCGGCACCGCCTAAGGGCGGCACGTAACGGAGTCTGGCATATGGCGCTGTTCTGGTGCGTAATGGTGGTTTGGGGTCTGATGGCGATGGTGCCGCTGGTGCAGGCGTGGGGGGATGATCATGGGGTCTGATTGTCTGCAGGATGGGACCCAGTTCGGCAAAATTCCGCATGAGCGGATTGCGTCTGGTTGCATGGCGGCCGCCGACCGGGGGATGCTGGCGGTGTACCTCGCGATCTGCTCGATGTGCCGATCGTGGGCATCGCATCCATCAGTGGAAACACTGTGCCGGGCATCTGGACTGAGTCGTCGCGGCGTCCAACTGGCGCTGCGCCGACTGGAGGCAGGCGGGCACCTGGTCATCACGCCGAGCAGCGGTCGAGGAAGGGCCAATACCTACCACATCGTCACAAAGGGGCGCAGTGACGAGGGCGAAAGGGCGCAGTCTGAGCCCATAAAAGGCGCAGTATCGGCACCTAAAACGCGCACTCAGAGTGCGCCCCAACAGAAAGAACAGAAAGAACAGCAGCAGAAGGGACTGGGGTCCTTCGGACCTGCTGCTGATGTGGAGGGGATGCTCAGGCGGGCGGGGATCGGTTCGCCGAAGCTGGGCGTGCTGGTCACTGCCATCCGGCAGGCGCGAATGACTTCGGAGGAGGTGTGCCGCATCGTCGAGGCCACCAGGGGACGGGGGGGTCGCTCCGGTCTGATTGTCAGGGCGCTGGAGGACGCGACGAGGGCGGTATATCTGGCCGACGACGCCGAGGCCGACCACAGGCGTCGGCACGAGGGCAGGCGGCAGGCGGAGCGGGAGGCGGAACTGAGACTGCGTGAGCAGATTGAGCGAGAAACGGCTGACCGCGACGAACTGCTGGCACGGCTCAGCCCGGATGGATTCGGCGACCTGGCCGACGCAGTACGCGAGGAGCTGCCACACCTCTACAGGCGAGCCGACCCCAGACGTAATCAGGGGATGCGCCGGGCCATGGCGGCGCGAATTCTACGAGGGGACGCGGCATGAGGGCTCGGAAACCCCCGGACGACACAGTCATCCTGGAACACTGGCGCCAGGAGGGAATCCCGCATCCTGTCACCGAGTACAGGTTCCACCCCAGGCGACGCTGGCGGCTGGATTACGCCTGGCCCGCATCGCGCCTCGCGTTGGAGGTCGAGGGGGGAATCTGGAGAGGCGGGCGACACAATCGACCCACCGGGTTCCTGCGTGACATCGAGAAATACAACTCAGCGACCGCGATGGGGTGGGCGTTGCTCCGCTGTGTGCCTGCGACGATATGCAGCGCCGCGACGATCAGCGACATCCGGCGGGTGCTGGTTTCGACCGAGGTGGTGGATCACCAGGACACGCGGGCGCGGATCGGCGAGCCGTGGCTGGAAATCATCAGGAGATTTGATGTCGATGACGCGACCAACTGAGCCCAGCGACGTGGGGGGATATTGGCGCACGTGGTGGTACGACGACACAGGGCGCCGTCATAGCAAATCGTTCGGACCAGTCGTGAGCCAGGACCGGGACGACGTGATGGAGGCGTGGACGCGATGGGTCGAGGATCAGGGCGTGGGCGGGACATCCTGCCGACGCGTCGCCGACGCCGTCGGCAGGTATCTGTCCCACGCAGACGACTACTACAGGCGAGCGGATAGATCACGCACAGGCGAGGCTAGCACGCTGCGGTCGGCCCTGGCGAGCCTGGTGGCGCTCTACGGCAAATTGCACCCCAACGACCTGAGAGCCGTGCACCTCGAGGCATACAGACAATCGCTGATTCAGCGGGGCCTATGTCGCTCGAGCATCAACGCCTACACGAACCGACTTCGACGCTGGGCACGCTGGTGCGTCGTGCACGACCTGATGAATCCGGGGGTTTCACAGGCGTGGCAGAGCCTGCGCAATATCAGGCGAGGCCGAAGTCAGGCGGCGGAACGTCCTCCGGTCGAGCCGGTGCCGTTCGAGGACGTGGAGAAGGCGGCCAACGTCATGCCCGACGTGCCGAGAGCGATGGTGATGGTGCTGTGGCACACCGCGGCCCGACCGTCAGAACTCTGCGGGATGACCGTTGAGGATTTGGACGCTACAGGCACGACGTGGAGATACGGACCCCCACAGCACAAAACGTCCCACCACAACCAGGAGCGGACCATTCTGTTCGGCCCACAGGCTCGCCAGTGGTTGGCGCCGCGAGTGGCTGCGGCGCAGTGCCGAGGGGGTGGTCTGGTATTCAGCCCCGGTTGGCGTCGTCCCGGCGTCGTCTCGACCCCCCAGACGATGACGCCCGCCCGTCTGCGTGCGTGCGTGAGCTGGGCCTGTGCGGAGGCTGGCGTTCCGCATTGGACTCCCTACCAACTGCGGCACAGCGCCCTTGAGCGGATCGAGTCCGACTTCGGTCGGACCGGTGCGATGCGCGTGGCTGGGCACTCAGCCGCCGGCACCACCGAGCACTACATCCGACAGCGAAAGCTCAACGAGCAGCAGGCGACCGAGATTCTGGAGGTGATCGGATGACGACCGAGTATCACGGCGAGAAGTTCGCCGGTCAGACATACGACGAGCGACGCGATGGTGACTACCTGTCGTCCCTCTACGACCGCGTCGTGGAATTCATGGGGGACGGACGGTACCACACGCTGCAGGAGATACAGCACGCCTGCGGCGGCACCGAGGCGTCGGTGTCGGCGCGGCTCAGGGACATGAGGAAGGATGAATTCGGCGCCCACAAGGTCGAGGCTCGGTGCTTCCCAGGACGCGTCTGGATGTACCGCAAGGCTCCCACGGGCGTCCAGACCGTGCTATTTGACGCGAATAACAGCCCCCCTGGTTCCCCTGGGCTGGCGCGTAGCCAGCCCAGGCGGGGGCAACCACCCGCCTACTGCGGCGGGCCGGACCCGTGACCAGGAGGAAAAAGCCAGACACGTGCGACCAATGCGGGGGTCCTATGGGGGTGCCGTTCTGGGTCTTCGCGAGGGACTCCGTGTTCGTTTGTTCGTTCGAGTGCAGAAATCGAGTGAGACATATGACGACACCCACCAAAAAAGACGAGCCCAGGCGTCGGTGGTGCCTGGAGTGCCGACACGAACTGACACGATTGGAGCGCGACGCCCACGACCGGCACGAGATTTTTTACAACTCGATCTGCAGGAACTGCGCCATCGCCCTGGTCGCAGATATGGATATGGACGATGGCAGCAAAACGACGCGGTCGGGAGACGAAGTACAGAGGTCCCACCAGTCATGAATACACCTATAACCGTTGGCAGTCTGTTCGCGGGCATCGGGGGCCTGGACTTGGGCCTCGAGCGTTGCGGGATGCAGGTCAAGTGGCAGGTGGAGATAGACCCCTGGTGCCGACGGGTGCTGGCGAAACACTGGCCCGACGTGAGGCGACACGATGACATCCGAACTTGGCCCACCGACGACGCAGAGGCCGTCGATCTCATCTGTGGTGGATTCCCCTGCCAGGACATCAGCTTTGCCGGAAAGGGCGCGGGACTCGACGGGGAGCGATCAGGTCTGTTCTACGAACTCATTCGAGTCGTTCGCGTCATGGGACCGCGATACGTGCTTCTGGAAAACGTCTCAGCTTTGCTTGTTCGGGGGCTGGATGCCGTTCTCGGGACGTTGGCCGCGGTCGGGTATGACGCGGAATGGCATTGCGTACCGGCTTCCCACGTTGGCGCGCCGCACATCAGGGACCGCATCTTCATTGTGGGCCACGCCGGTAGCGAATCCCGCGAACGGAACGCCGGAGGATTTTCTGCGGCGCAAGCGGGAGAGCGTCGCGAGGGGACACAGCATGGGGATTTGCCTGTCGGATCTTCAGATGCAGGTGGTCGCGGCCGAGAACGGGATGTACCCGCTGGCGACGGCCGTGGCGCGGTTCCCGACGCCGGACGCGAACTGCTGGAAGAACGGCGAGCGTGGGACGGGGACGGGGGGCGGCGAGCAGCTATCGAACCATGCCGTAGCGCCGCAGAGTGGTGGTCAGTTGAACCCGACGTGGGTCGAGTGGCTGATGGGGTTCCCCGACGGGTGGACCGACTTAGAGGACTCGGTAACGCCGTCGTCCCCCAGGTCGCCGAATTTGTAGGTGAGCGAATCCTGAAGCATCAACACAGCATCAACAGCGACGTAAACCGTTGTGAACAATAGACCGGCGTTTTCTAACAGAGCAAAGATTGAAAAGGGGTAATCTCATGAATAATCCAGTGAACGACGCATCCGCGCTGCATTCGCGCTGCATACAACGACGCACTGATGTGCTAGGCGCCTGGGGCAGCGTGGTCAGGGCCACGCTGCTGTGCGTCATCCTCGCGACGCTGTCGGGATGCGGGACCGTCCGTGCAGGTCTGAGGGCGTACCGGGACATCTCAACGGCGGTCGCGGACGACCTGATCGCAGCCGTGGACGGGGTCGCCCAGGCTGACCGCGACCGAGAGCGATAAATGAGCTCCCGCTGTATAGCGCGCTCATTTGCGCTCATTTGCGCTCATCAAACGTCCCCTGGTGAACCCTACGCCCGTTGCGCGCGCTCATGAAACCGACATGAAACCGACATGAAACCGACATGAAACCGACAAAACCGACAAATGGGGGATCTGATAGGAAAACCGCCGCGAAATTGCGCGAAATTGCGCGCAATCCCGTACCCATCCGCTTGGCATCCGCTTGGCATCCGCGGCACGCCGCTGCACCCCGCGGCGTGCCGCCGTTGCAAACGTGTTGTAATTCGGAATCTGCAACGGATTCTGCAATTCTGAGATTCGTATCTATAGCCCGGATAGAGACTTAGCGGTATCAAGCTGCAACGGCACCGCAATTCGGACCTGATGGGGTCACGATTTAGCGATTCTGCCGCCCGCTGCGTGCCGCTGCGCTCCGCTGCGATTCGCTGCACTCCGCTGCACTCCGCTGCACTCTGGCGTGACCGGTGAGTAGAAATCTACTCACCGGCCTACTCACCACATCCCCAACCCCCCCCTGGTGAACCCCGGCTGCGTGCCGCCGTTGACAAAAAATCAGTGTTGTGGTGCAGATTTTAGTTTCATGGTGCAGATTTTAGTTTCATTTAGGCGTCAAACTAAAATCGGCAGTGAGGTTATCGCACCACGCGCGCACCACGCGCGCACCACGCGCGCACCACTGCAAATTTCTCTACTCTTTATTTGATCACGACTTAGCGATTCTGCCGCGTACCATATTGCGCACCATAGAGATTTCACGGGTAACTGTTACGGCCGAATTGGTAACAGTTACCACCATTGGTAACAGTTACCACCTGACCCCCCCCTAGTAGGGGCAGACTATTGATGGGCCTAAATTGCACATCTGGCCAATACCACCTGATTTGGAACTAGGGGAAACCCCTATAATATGGATCTATGCATCCACGCCCATTTATGAGGCGGGGCCTAATTGTCGCGACGCTGCTGGTGATTCCCGGCTGCGTGGCGCCGTGGCAGGCGCAGGCTGACGAGGCCTACCGGGTGGTTCGAGGACCAGCGTCGGTCGCGATCACGTCGCCCACCGTCAGCATGACCGTCCAGATCGAGGAAACCGGCCGATTCTGGTCTGGACCCGACTACGACACCTTCTACGAGGAGTCGGGCGGCGTCATGCCCAGTGGGGACGACTCGGTCAGGTAGAAGTGCAAATGGACGATCTCGTGGCAACACTGGGCGGGATCGTGGCGTTGCTGGCGCTGCTGGGGGCGCTGGGGTCTGTGTCCGTCCTATACCACCGAGTGCGGCAGCTCGAGACGGCCAACGAGCAGATGCACCAGCGGGTTAGTGAGGCAGAGCGACTACTGCATGAGGTGAGCAATGCCCTGGCGACTATTCAGGCAGATTTGCGTTGGATTCGTCGTGCGGTATCTCAGTTTGACCCTTCTGCGGCTCATTCTGCTGACGCTGATCCGATTTAGGGGACTGCGAATTCGGCTACGCGGGATTAGACGCGACATGCTGGTTCTGCTGGCAATCCTAGCTGGCGCATGCGTTCTGATTTGTCTGATGCAGTGCACGGAACAATGACATGGCAGGCGGACCGATATTTCCATCCAGCGCGTACCCGGTGGATTCGGGACTCGTGTTTCAGCGAATCCACGCGGGAGCAGGCTCCAACAGCAAGCAGGACGTGGGTCTGGGTGTCTGCGACGCGACGACGCTGAACGCGGACGCCACCTGGAGACTGCGATTTTTTATGCCGCCTAGCCTGCCCACCGGCACCTGCACGCTGTGGATTATGTCCCTAGCAAACGCGACGACCGGCGCATTGAAGGTGAACCCCAAATGGGCGTCCGTCGCTGCGTCCGAGGACCCATCCAGTGCGACGTTGAACGCGGAAGGGACCAGCACAATCACCTGGTCATCCGGCGAGAACGACGTCTACAAGCAGACCAAAATCACACTAGATGCCGACACCGTCGTCGCCGGCGAGGTCATCGTCATGGACCTGGTCTTCGAGGACTCAGGGACGACCCTAGCGGTAGCGTCCACGCATATCGCGTGCGTGATTTGGGAGTAGATTATGCCGCTTACTGAATCCCAGGAACTGGAGGTGGTGCGTCGGTTCAGCCGCGCAGCCTACGCAGACAGTCCTGCGACCAGCGACACCGACACCATACTCGCGGCCGTGCGTGCCACGGATGTGCTGGTGGAGGCGGCGCAGGGACAATGGATTGATAGCGTCCCACAACCGTTTGCCGATGAGGCAAACGATCAGCAGAAGGCGCAATTGATTTCTGCCGTGATTGAGGGACGCACGGGGATGAGCTAATGGCGCGCCAATTCAACGGCAGCTCGCAATATTACACAGCCAGCAGTGCGCCGATCAGCGCTGTGCCGTATTCGTTCGGCGCGTGGGTGCGTCTCGATGCGGCGGCGTCGGGCGTGGACGACTGCATGATGTTGGGGGACGCGTCGTCCAGTTCGTACGAGGCGCTGCAGTTCAACACGTCAAACGGCAAGGTTCGACTGCGAACATTTGCAGGTGGCGGGTCGAACCTCGGAGGAGCCCTGTACGACACCGACGTATGGCACCACGTGTTCATGGTGGCGGCTGCGACCGACGACCGTGCTCTGTATTTGGACGGCGGCGGCAAGGTCACGAAATCGACCGACAAGACCGTGACAATGGGCGAGATGTCGGTTGGTGTCAGGACCATCAGCAGCACGACCAACTACTTCCAGGGCAGAATCGAGCACGCCGTCGTCTATGACGCGGCCCTGACCGATGACGAGGTCGCGGCGCTTGCGTCAGGTGTTAATCCACTGCTGGTGCGTGGCGGCAATTTGGTGGGATATTGGCCCCTTTGGGGTCAGCACGCTGCCGAGATTGACCTGATGGGCACCACGAGCCTGACCGCGACGGGCAGCCCAACGGCAGCCAACGGCGCACCCGTCGTGATGACCTACGACGGCAGCGGACTGTGTCCCAATATCGTGACGGCGACCGTCGTGAATCCACCGTACAGCATAGACGCACATGGCATGTGGTCCGCAGGTGCGACCACTGGACTACGCCATCAGGGCGGGGCGAGTCTGGCGCAGAGTCGCCAGGCAGGAGCGACAGCGAGTGCCCGTATCTAACCACGTACAGCGCGTGCATCAGTTCACGGTCCTGGAGGACAGCGACTTCTCGCTGATGTTCCGCGTCTACGGCGCGGATGCTGCAGCGATCACACGCGCGAGCCTAACCAGCATCACATACACCGTCTGGGATCTGGACGCGACCGACCCAACCAGTAGCGTGGATTCCGGCACGCTGACCGTCGCTGACGTGGTGTTCGACACGCTGCAGAGCGATGACCGCTGGACGACTGATGACGTGGGCTACAACTTTCGTCACGATGTCGCCGACACCGTCTGCAGCACGGGAGGGCATACCTATCGCATCGAGCATAAGTTCACCGCATCCGGTGGGCAGATCTTCTTCCTCGTGTCGCGTGTGCAGTGTGAGCCGGTGATGACACCATGACCACGACGGCACCGACTATGCGAGAGCGATACAAACCGGCGCAGGAGGCGGCGGGGATGCATCGGTCTGGGAGCAGGGCACGGCGAGCCATGCACCAACGCTACGACAGCGGCAGAGCGTCGCCATCGAAGCGCGGCTACGACTGGCAATGGCAAACTCGCACACGACCCGCGCATATCGCACGGGAGCCCTGGTGTCGGTCATGTATGGAGCAGGGACGAGGACCGGTTCGAGGGACTGAGGTGGACCACATCACGCCCCTGTCGGCAGGTGGCACGCACGCCGAGTCTAACCTGCAGACCCTGTGCCATTCCTGCCACGGCAGAAAAACCGCTGCTGAGAAGCGGCAAAGGGGAGGGGGGGGGAAAAAATCTGGGTTTCTGCAGCCAGTACA